ATGGCGATAGCATTGTAAAGGAGAATATATGGCACAAGATTTTGAACGAAATACAGCCAACGGTGTAGGCACAAGTGCCGTAACTTTACGAACAGCAAATTCAGATGATGCTATAGTTGGGATTATGGTAGCAAATGTTACAACATCGCAGATTACGGTTGAAGTGTACATAAACGATAGTTCTAACGATATTCATCTAATCAAAGATGCACCCATACCTTCAGGGTCTTCTTTACAGGTTTTGGATGGAGGTGCAAAGATTGTGATGCAGTCTGGTGATGCACTAAAAGTAAAAAGCAATACGGCAAGCAGTGCAGATGTTTGGGTATCTGTAGTGGACGCTATTAGTACATAGGAGGAGTAATGCCATACATAGGAAGCCAAGTTGGTTCTAGTTTTTCATCAAGACCTGCAACGCAGGAGTTCAACGGAGATAACTCTACAACGGTCTTTACGTTAAACCAGACTGTTGCTCAAGAAGACATCGTAGTCAGCGTTGATGGTGTAATACAGGAGAGTGTAGACGCATTTACAGTACCAAATGGTACTAACCTTACATTTACAGAAGCTCCATCAACTGGCACAGGTAATATCTTTGTAATTTATCTTGGTGCAACAGATACAAGTATTACGATACCGACACAGAATAAAGGCAACTTTAAGAATGGTGGTATGTTTAGAGTTAACTCACAAACTGTAGATGTGGATACAACGATAGAAGCAACAGAGAATGCTACAGCAACAGGTCCTTTGACAGTATCTTCTGGTATAACCATCACAGTAAACTCAGGGGGTAATCTAGCAATCATATGAGCAATCTTCTAGTACAGAATATAAAGCATACGAATAATACAACATCTATGACAGTTGATAGTAGTGGTAGAGTTTTAACTCCAACGATTCCTGCTTTTTGGGCTTACTCAGATTCAGATAATGTTTCAACATCAGATACGGCTATTGTTTTTAATTTTACAGATTTAAATAATGGAAATCATTACAGCACTTCAACAGGTAGATTTACAGCACCAGTTGCAGGAATTTATGAGTTTAGTGTTCAAGCTCTTTTTCGAAAAACTAGTGTAGCAGGAGGTAGTGGAGAACTTACGCTTTATAAAAACGGAAGCAATGTGAGTACTAGAGGTCTTGCATATAGTGGACATGGAGATGCTGATACCAATCATCATAATGTCCACTTTATTTATAGAGTGAGTCTTAGTGCAAGTGATTACGTTCAGCCTTTTACGGATAATTTGAGTTCTGGATGTAATTTTTACCTTAATAATAAACTAGCATACTTTACTGGACGTTTAATAGGATAAACAATGAGTACATTAAGAGTAGACAGCTTACGAGGACAGACAGCAGGCACAAATAGGTATGTGGTGCAGGTGGTTCAAGGAACTATAAGCTCTACGTCAACAACATCAACATCTTTTACAACCACTGGATTAACTGCAACGATAACACCACAATCAACAAACAATAAAATTTTAGTTTCTGTAAAAGGTATTGGTTCTGCTGATGCGGATAATAACAACCAATCCTTGTTTCGAATGGTTAGAAGCCAACCATCAGCAGATACAATAGTAGATGGTCAAGATAATTTTCCATATAATAGCAATCAGTTTGGAAAGGGTTTTGCAGTTGCAGAGGGGCAAAGAGAAAGATATCCAGTAATGTGTGATTTATTAGATTCTCCAAGTACGACAAGTGCCATAGAATATAAACTTATGTTTATGACCAGTGCTTCAGGAACTGCACGATTAGGCAGATGGGGAACAGATGGTAATTGGGATGTAAGAACACAATTAACCCTCATGGAGATTGCCCAATGAGTACACTATCAGTAGATACAATACAGGGTAAAACAACAGCAGGAACTGTGGCTATGCCAGCTGGAATGGTGATACAAACTGTGACTGGTGCTTCAACTTCTGAAATGACCTTTAACAATTCAAGTTTTGTTGCTACTCCTACTAATCTTAGCATTACACCAAAATTTTCAACTTCAAAAATACTAATAATGTTTTCTGCACCATTATATGCAAATCCAGAAGCCCAACACGCTATTGCTACTGTTTTTAGAGAAACTGGAACAGCATCTTCACAAGCAGTAATAAGTGGAACAGATTTAAATAGCTCAAGTGCGTGGGGATTTGGAAGTGTTCATGGTGATACTTCTAATGGTACTATGGTTAATATGGGAGGAAATATAAGTGGAATGGTTGAAGATAATCCATCAACAACGTCAACATTAAGATATACAATCGCAGTTAGAAATAATGTATCTGGCGCAAATTATTATTCGGTAAACCTTATGAAAGCAACATTAGTAGCACAGGAGATAAAACAATGACAACAATAGCACAAGCATTAACGAGTTTAGGAGTTACAGAGTGGGTACTCAGAGGAGAACCTACAAATGAAGAAGAGTTTAACCAGATGTTTCGTAAGGTTACTGGGGCAGACAGCAATGGTTCAGCTATAGAAAGTGCAGACCCAAAGGACTGGGGTGTAAATTATGCACAGGTAGCAGGTGAAAAGACGTTACTGCAAAGCCGTGAGCCAATGCGATTGCTTCGTGTAGAACGAGACAGATTACTGGCAGAAACAGATTGGATGGGTAACAGCGATGTAACCATGTCAAGTGCATGGAAGACGTACCGACAAGCCTTGAGAGACTTACCTGCGAGTTCTGATCCAAAGCTAGACAGTAATGGTGGATTAGACATGAGTAGTGTAACATTTCCAACAAAACCAAGCTAGGAGTAAGAAGTGGCTTTAACTAAAGTTAGAGGAGCAGGAGCAGAGGGTCTTACGTTATCTAGTACGGCTCTTACTATAGCTAATGGTTTGACGCTTACAGATGGTAATGTGACGTTGGCTAGTGGTCATGGGATAGACTTTGCAGCTACGAGTGATGGCACAACTATGACTGGTGAACTTTTGGAGGATTATGAAGAGGGAACTTGGACACCAACAGCAGGAACAAATTCTGGAACTTTCGATAGTGGAACAAGGGTAGGTAAATATACAAAAATAGGTGACATAGTTTATATTATGGCTCTTTTTCAATTTACAGGAGCATCTACAAATGCAAACAGAACTATAACTGGTCTACCATTTACTATTGATAATTTGAGTGCGATTACTGGTGTGGACTACTTTGGACATAGTTGGAACGGTAACCACTATGGTCTGGTTCATTTCAATGGCACTACAACTGAAGCTGTTGATAATTATTCAGCGATATTAGCAGGTTCATTTGCTTCAAGTGGCACAACTAGAATTATGGGTTGGTATAAAACCAGTTCTTAAGGAGAGAAAAATGTCAATAACAAAAGAAATAATACAAGATAAATTAGAGATAGTGGGCGACTTCAAACACATTCAAATCAGGACGGCTACAATTATAAAAGAAGATGGTAAAGAAATATCACGTTCCTTCCATCGCCATGTTGTAGCACCAGATAGTGACAGCACAAACGAAAGCGCAGATGTTAAAGCGATGGTGGCACAGTTTCATACAGATGCAGTGAAGAAAGCATACGCTGACCATATAGCAAAACAGGAAATATGATATGCCCTATATAGGAAAAGCACCCAACCAAGGAGTTAGAACACGCTTTATATACCAAGCCACAGCAGGGCAGACATCTTTTAGTGGATCAGATGCCAATGCAAATGTATTGAGCTACAGCGATGGTGAGTATGTAGATGTTTATCAAAATGGTGTTTTACTGAAACCTGCCACAGATTATACCTCTACCTCTGGCACAACAGTAGTGCTAGTAACAGGAGCATCATTAAATGATGTGGTAGAGATTGTAGCCTACGATGCGTTTACAATAGCCAATAGCTACAGCAAGTCAGAATCAGATACACGCTATCCTTTTCTTGGAAACGACAGTATAATACGAACCAACGGCAACAGTATCACGGCAGATATAACAATACCAAGTGGTACAAACGGATTGTCAGCAGGACCTATAACAGTTACAAATGCTACAATCACAGTTAACGGAGTGTATACAATAGTATGACCAGTAGATTATTAGTAGATAACATTGAGGGTAAGGCAAGTTTTGGAACTGTCCATATCCCTAATTCTATGGTTAAGCATCAAGAATATACTTTAGACCCAAGTGGTCAGCTTACTGCTAGTCTAAGCTCTGGTGTATTATCTTCAGCATTGTGGTCAGACGCATACACACCAAAATTTTCAAATTCTATACTGCATTTTACCTTCACAAGATTATGGCTTGTAAATGCAAGTGTATCTAATTCAGAAGTAGATTTCGAGTTTCACATAGGGGGTTCTTTAGCAATGAAATGTAGAAATCAAACTAGAGGATATAATTGTCCTTCTTTGGACGTAACACATCAAATGACAACAACAAGCACCTCTCCACTTACATTAGAAGCAAAAGTAAGGGCTGTAGCAAACAATGGAGGATTTGTATATATGACAAATGACAATAATACTAATGCAAGATTATTTGTAATGGAGATAGCACAGTAATGGCAAGTGAACTTCATGTAGATGCAATAAAACATTCTGGTGGCACAAGTGCCTTGACGATAGATAGTAGTGGGAATCTTACTGCGAATGCAAATGTTCATTATGTAGGTGGTATAGTACAAATACAAAGTGCTACTCTCGCAGGTGCTTCTAACTCTACTACTTCCACAAGTTTTACAGACACAGGTCTTACGTTAAATATAACCCCTAAATTTGCAACCTCTAAAATTTTAGTATTGGTTCATCATGCTATATCAATCCAATCAAGTACCAACACAAGGGCTGATTTTAGGTGCATAGAGAATGGAAGTTCTACAGAAATTTATAGATTGGATTATCATGGAAATGATGGGAATGATGTATCAAATACTCAAAGAAACATGAGTGGAAGTGGTGTTTTTCAATGTTCAAATACAAATCAATTAACTTTCAAAACACAAGTGCAAAAAGCAGGCCCAATTGCCAGTGAAGCAGGAAATATTTTTTTTCGTTGGTATAGTGGAAGTATACATACAATTCAAGCACTTGAGGTAGCTCAGTAATGGCATCAATACTTAAAGTAAATACCATACAAGACGCAACGAACTCTACTACGGCTATGACTATTGATAGTAGTGGGCGTGTAACTCAGCCAGTATTGCCTTGTTGGAGTGTCGAGGGAATTTCTGGAACATTATCTGCAAACGCTATATTTAATTGGAGCAATAATAATAATGGAAGTGATGTTTTTAGTTTTGTTCAAGGTGGTGTTACTTGGTCTGGTGGGTCTGACTATAAAATTACTGTTCCTATCTCTGGAAAATATCTAGTTAATGTATCTACTAATATGAGGTCAACTAATTCAAGTCATTCAATTTATTTTAACTTATATAAAAATGGAACTTCTATAGCATCAACATACACTGTTAAAGAAGATGGTGCTAGTCATCAATTTGATAATTATTCATTATCTTATATAATAACTTTAGCCGCAAGTGATTATCTTCAAGTAAAAGCAGGTGACCAAAATATTCAATTTCCAAATAATGCTAATCTTGGCGGTTTTTTCAACGGACATTTATTAGGATAACACCATGAGCAAAGCAGCAGAGTTAGCAAAATTTATAGCAGATGGCACACTTGGACTAGGTGGGGAAGAAGACAAGAAACTTGTGTTTGATGGTAATGCTCAAGACTTTCACATAGGGCTAGACGATAGTTCTGACAGTCTAACAATAGGTCTTGGCTCTACACTAGGCACTACATCACATATGGTTATTGATGCTAATGGTCACATTACTAAGCCACTGCAACCTGCGTTTTTATCAAAAATATCATCAACTCAAACCAATATACCAGTTTATGCAGAAACAAAAATTAATTTTGATACTGAAATCTTTGACCAAAATAATGACTACAATAATTCAACTTATATATTTACAGCACCCGTAACAGGAAGATATCAACTTCAGGCACATTTATATTTCCGCGAAGTAAATAAAGATTACGCTTATGCTTATATGCTTCTTAAAACATCTAATCGTAACCATGCAATAGAAACTGACCCAGGAATTTTTGATGAAGATGCTGCTTTTAGTATGACACTTGCTCAGCTATGCGATATGGATGCAAATGATACAGCTTTCGTTACAGTTCAATTTCCTAACTTAGGTTCAGCACAAGCAGACATACACTCATACTCAGAATTTTCAGGCTTTCTGGTCTGTTAATGCCAATGCGAAATAACATATCTTAAAGGAGATAAAAATGGCAAATCATACTAAATCAGTAGTCTTAACAGACTTACAACAACAAATACTATCTAACGACTTGTATACAGATACAGACAACGCAGGATTAGACGCATGGATACAAGCAGCAGTAGACGGTAAAATAAACAACTGTTGGAAGAGGATGCAACGAGAGTGGACAGATAAGTTAATGAACGATAGTTCTTTTACTGACCCAATCCCAAGCAATCAAGCTGACTTTGTTAAATTAGTTCTTGCACGAAGTGACTACAAGAACCGTAAAGCAAGAGATGACGCAAGATAATGCTTGGCTTTAATGCCATATCAGAAGTCTCTATTGCCGAACTGCCAGGTGCTTTTGTACCTGTATCAGGACAAGTAGGAACATCTGCTTTAGGTAGTGTTGGTATTACAGCAGTGGGTGCAGCCAATT